TTCCTGTAGCGAGATGATAGATTCACGGTGATGTAAGGTCTGCGATTAGACAGACGATGGAAATCATTGCCGAATAATTGACCAGGTCTCAGCTCCGGATAGACTGCCATTATCCATCTCCGGATATCGTATGCAGATAGATTGATGCGCTCTTCCCTGAATAGGTCCAGATTGTAATCTACCTCCTCGCCATTCCAAATCTCGCATTCAATGCCACAGTGTTGGACTAATGGCCGGAGCATATTGCACATTGCCTCATTCAGCATCACTCCTCCACCTGGATGGTGCAGACCGGTCGCATACTGTGCCGGTCGGTCCGGATTTAGATAGAGTTTGCCCGGTCCTTGGGCCGCAATGGTCGGTAAGATGTAGATGATGTCACCGGCATTGCCGCTGTGTAGGTAGGTCTTCATTGGTTGTATAGGTTTTCAAGATTACGCATGGCATCCACCCTACACGATGGGCAGGATGACAGCCGACGATTCAGCACCGTCCATGCCAATCTGTTGATGGTCGCATTCTCCTGGTCATCGAACGACCATGAAAGGTTTCGCTTGTAAGCCGTCCACTTGGGCAGGAGCTTGGAGAATTCTGCCTTCTGCTCTTCATTCATAGATACAAGGTCTTGCTGATGAATCGTGACAGGATTGGTGCGATGCCTGCGAAGATTGGATTGATTCCGAGTAACATCAATGCGATAAGCGACAGCCAGAATGACAGGCACTCAGGACAGCGGAACACATAGTATCCACCGAATACTCCATCCATATTCATGCAATTATTGAGCGCGAATGGCACTGCCGCACCGGCAATGGAGAGCAAGATTAGAAATATGTCAATGGTCATAGGTTTCGCAAAGTTAGAAAATGTAACTTGAAAATTGTGATTCGAATTTGCAAGGGATGATTCCGGTTCGTCCATTGCGGTTCTTGCTGATGATCGTCTCAGCCTCCTCCACCAATGGCTTGTCATTGTCATAGTAGGCAGGACGGAATGGAAAGATAACCAGATCGGCATCTTGCTCAATCGCTCCTGATTCGCGAAGGTCTGCGAGACCTGGTCTCTTGTCCGTCCGGCTCTCGCTGTTCCGGTTCAATTGGCTGAGTGCGATGACAGTCACATTGGATTCACCGGCAATGAGTTTGCATTGGCGAGAGATGTAAGCCACCTGCTGTTCCCTGATGGCTCTGGCATCGTGTGGATTTATCAGGCCAAGATAGTCGATTACCACCATCGATATCTGATGCTTCGATTTCATTATCTTGACCTTGGCGCGTATCTGGTCAATCGTCTGCCTCCTGGTATCGTCTATGTAGATTCCCATCCTTGCGATGTTGTTGAGTCTCGCCATTGCCTCCAATTGCTCCTGAGAGAGATTGGCTGTCCTGATGTATTCGCCATTAATGGAGTATTCAGAGGAAAGTATCCTGTCCACCAGACCTTCTTTGGTCATTTCAAGGGAGAAGAAAGCCACCTTGTTCCCTGCCAATGAATGCCGGATGGATAGTGCCGTTGCCCACGATGTCTTTCCCATGCCTGGTCGGCCTGCCACTACCCAAAATTCACCTGGCACAAGACCACCTGTGAATTTATCCAGAGTTTCCCATCCTGATGGCACACCTAATGTGCGAATGCCTTCGGCCTTTCTCTTGGCGATGTCATTAACCCGATCCACAGCCACCTTGTGAATGTGAATTCCGTCCGTCCGATTGATGACTCCAAGTTCATCCATCTTCCGCTGAGTATCTGCCATCAGTGTGAATGGATCATTGTTGCTGTCCTGTGCCTTGTATTCCAATTCCTTGGCGATCTTGGCAAGATTTCGCTGAATGTACATCTGGTGCAAGACCTTGATCTTGTATTCAATGGCACTGTCACTCACATACTTGGCGGCAATCTGTGCAGTAGTGACCGGCTTGAATTGCAGCTTGCCCATCTTCAGACTGACGGTCAATAGGTCAATAGGTTCACCTGCATTCGATAGCTGCTGAATGCTCCGGAAGATTGCCATGGTCTCAATCTCCGTGAAGAATTCCTCTGTGCATTCGCTGATGTGCAATTGTGCCTTGGCTGAGTTTATCAGGATAGCCAATACCTCGTGTTCAAGAGTGATGTCTTTCATTTTTGGTCTTCAATTATTTCAATTGCCTTGAATATCTGAAACACCACCTGCGGCACTACTGCGTTTCCGTAGGCTTTGATGGATTCGTTTCTCCATTTAGAAAAGGTAATTCCGTCCAGTTCGCGGGAAAGCCCATCATCTCCGCCACAAATCGGGGATTCAGTTGGGAACTCTTGCCAGTTGGTTGGTATCGCGCTGCGATTTCGTCTGTCAAATTGAATTTTCCTCTGTCTTTGGATGCGTTTCCCCTTGCCTCCTGTGCTTTCGGTGTCGGCAGTAAGCCCCTCTGATAAATAAAACCCGTCTGCACTTCCTGTGCAAGTGTTCCGCTGTTCCCGAACACCTGTTCTTTCTTGCTCAGGTTCTCCGTGTGTGCATCCGCCGCGCATGGTGTTTTGAGCAACAAACCAAACTCTGTCTCTTCCGTGCGGGGCATTGCACGCCGCCGCAGGTATAACCACGGCCTGCACTTCGTAACCCGCAGACTCCAGGTCAGAATGCACCTCGTCGAATACCAGCCCTCCATTCCAATTAGTGAGGCCAAGAACATTTTCCCCCACCACGTACTTTGGGGCAATCTCCCGTATTGCTCTAAGCATCTCTGGCCATAGGTGGCGTTCATCCTCTTTTCCAAGCCGTTTTCCGGCCATGCTGTAGGGCTGGCATGGGAAGCCGCCACTGAGTAAGTCAATGCTTCCTCTGTGAATAGTGAAGTCTGTTGTGGTGATGTCATGGTATTGAATGGCGTTAGGCCAATAGTGATGTAAAACTTTTTGTCCGAAGGGATTCCACTCGCAATGAAAGACGTTTTCCCAGCCCATCCATTCGGCAGCTAAATCGAATCCGCCGATGCCCGAAAACAGTGAACCGTGTTTCATGTCAGTGTAGCGTATTCGGTTGATGATTTCTTGGTTAGGTTCTCAGGCTTGAACCAGACAGCAATCATCTTTTGCTTCCAATTCTTGACCGGCTTTCCATTGCCGTCCTTCCATTGGTTTATTGAGTAGTATTCGAAAGCCTTGACAGCTGTATCCTGGCTGTAGCCTTTTTCACGGAAGAAGTCTTTCACATCTTCAATAGATGGGAAGGTGTTCTTCTTAGGTTCTATTGTTCTATTGTTTACTTGTTTATCTATACCAACAGTGCTACCGCCTTGCTTTGACGCGTGCTTTATCATTGCTTTATCAAGTGCTTTGTCATGTGCTTCATCATTTTTTGATAGAGCAATTATGTTAGCACTATACTGATTCTTAGACCTTTGAATGACTGTAAAGAATCCCCAATCCACCAAATCAGCAAATGCTTTTGAATACGTGTTATAGTGACTCACTCCGATGGCATCCATAGCCATCTGTGAAGGAAGACCAAACTTCTCTTTCCATCCTAAACGATTGCAATGCTCCATTGCGAAGAATAGAAGTGCTGAGTGAATCGGTTTTATTTTTTCGGGATTGGCAAAAGCGAAATCCCACCATTGTCTTGATATTGAATATCCGTTCATGTAAAACAAAACGCCCCGCCATTTCTCTGCGTGAGACCATCCCCCAAGTTAGGATGCGCAGATACTCTGACGGAGCGTTTCTTTAAATCGTGGTTCATCTTGGTGAATCCGGAGCGGGTCTCAATCGCTGTTTCCGAACTTGTTACAAATATAATCTACATCTACCAGATTGCAAAAAACCATTCATTCTTCATTGGGCGATACTTCGCATCTATCACCGATCCGGTCGGAAAGAAATCCATCAGCCCATTGCGGATATCCAACATCTTGGAGGCAAATTTCTTGTCTGTATCAATCAGGTCTTGAATGGTCTTCACTCCGTGAATGGCTGTGGAATGGTCGCGCTCTGTATACTTGGCCATCTGTAGCCATGTAGCCTGAGTAAGATTAGATGCGAAATAGTAGAATACTTGCCTTGGAATGACATACTCTTGATATCTTCTCCGGCTGGTAGCTGCATCCATAGGCACATTGAATACTCCGGAAACATAGGTCCAGATGCAATTCAGAGACTCGCTGTAGACATCGTCTGTGTAGCCTATTCGCGGAGTGCCATCTCTGCGATGCTTCCGCTGTAGTGGAAATGTCATGGCTGCTTAGTGCTAAAGATGGATCGTCGGAAGAAATTGAATGCATCCATAATGATGGCAGCATAGTATACCACCA